TGCTAAACTTATCAAATCTGGTGCGGTTACATTGAACTCACAAAAGAAAACTTCTACTCCATCATTAAGAGAACTAACGGAAGTTCCACCTGCGCAAGTTAGAAAACAACAACCTGCTCAGCAAGTTCAACAAAGACAAGCACCTCAAAGGGAATTCACAAAAGACCCAATGATAAACGAAATTTTAAACGCAACACAACCATTCACAGCAGCTCATAGAGCAGAAGGTTCGATGCCAGGAGTGGGTGGTGGAAGTATATTGGATGCAATCCAACCTCAGAGAACAATGGAGGAAGATTGGGAAACAATGAATTATTCAACTGATATGATGCCTGACCATCAAATACCTATGAATGATAATGCTGGATTAGATGCATTAACAAAGGCATTGACAAGAGATTATAGTGAATTAGTTAAAAGATTTTAATAATGGCAATAGAGCTTGGTAAAGTTAATGTAGTAGATTTATCGGAAAATGATTATAAAGTACTTGGAATCGGTATTAATAAGACATCCGCTAGTGGAGGTGCATTCGCCGTTAATTATACTACATTAAATCAAGCTAAAGATAGTTTGGTTAATTTAATTTTAACTAGAAAAGGTGAAAGATTAATGCAACCTGAATTTGGGTGTGATATTTGGAGAATACTCTTTGAACCAATTGTAGATGGTTTGATTGAACAAAAAATTGAATCATCTATAATAGAAGCAGTTGAAATGTGGTTGCCATATTTGAATATAGATGAGATAATATTTGATTATGATGAAAATGATATCGATGCAAATAGAATTACATTGGATGTTAAATTTTCATTGAAATCAAATAGAAACTTAGGAGAATCAGTAACGATAAATGTAAATAATTAATAATGGCTATTAAACCTTTAAATAAGAGTTGGGGTAGTGATACAAAGAACTTAAATTATGTTGGAAAAGATTTTTCAACATTAAAACAAAATCTTGTAGACTTTACAAAGACATATTTCCCCGACACCTATTCAGATTTCAACGAAGCTTCGCCTGGTATGGTGTTCATAGAACAAGCGGCAGCAATTGGTGATGTATTATCATTCTACCAAGATACACAATTAAAAGAATCAATGTTAGCTTACGCTACGGAGAGAAAAAATGTAGTATCATTGGCGCAATCAATGGGATATAAACCAAAGATAACATCCCCAGCAGTAACTACTATGACTGTATATCAGTTAGTTCCTTCAATTGGAACTGGTGTGAATAATAAGCCTGATAGTTCATATTATCTTAAAATAAAAGATGGTATGGAAATCACATCTACTACAAATTCTAGCATAACATTTAGAACTGTAGATTCTATTGATTTTGAAAACGAAAGCGATAGAGAAATAGATGTATATGAAAGAAATACATCAACAGGAGAACCAACACTTTATCTAATAACTAAAAGAGTAAAAGCTATTTCGGCAACTCAAAAAGAGACAAGTGTAACTTTATCCGATTCTACCGATTATCCAAGCGTAACAATTAGTGATACAAATATAATTGAAATTGCATCATTGATGGAAGGTTCTAATAAATATTATGAAGTTCCTTATTTAGCACAAGAAAGTATTTTTGTTGAAAAACCAAATACGGAATCTAATAGTGAACTATCAGCATATTCATCAGTTGTTCCTTATATTTTAGAAGTACAAAAAATACCTCGTAGATTTTCAGTTAAGGTAAATTCAGATAATACACTTGATTTACAATTTGGTGCAGGTAAATCTATAACAGGCGATGAAACCCTATTACCAAATACTAAAAATGTAGGATTGGGATTGGCTAATTCGGTAAATAGATTAAATCAAGGAATTGACCCATCTAATTTTTTAAAAACAAACACATTAGGGGTTGCTCCATCAAATAAAACATTAACAATTAAGTATTTAGTTGGTGGTGGTATAGAATCAAATGTTAATCAAGGAGATTTAACTACAATTCGTAAAATAGAATTTGAAGAGGATTTATTATCAGTAGCTGATTTAAATCTATATTCTACTATGAAACAATCAGTAGCAGTTGAAAATTTAGAAGCAGCAGTTGGAGGTAGAGGTTCTGAATCTATTGAAGAAATCAGACAAAACGCTTTAGCAATGTTTGGTTCTCAAAATAGAGCAGTAACAAAACAAGATTATGTTGTTAGAGCAATGAGTATGCCGGAAAGATATGGTAGTGTTGCTAAAGTATATGTTTCACAAGATGGTGAAATAGATAATAATTCTCCATCATCAATTCTTGCAAATCCAAATACATTGGCTGAGTTTACAAACTTAGTAGATAGTTTAAAAAATAGTAATAAAGCTGATATCCAAAAGGAGTTGGTTAAATTTTTAGCAAATAAAAAAACATCATTAAATGAAGTTAACAATCCATTTGCAATCAATATGTATGTATTGGGGTACGATGGTAATAAGAAATTAACTTCATTAAATCAAGCAGTTAAACAAAATCTTAAAACCTACTTAGGTGAATATAGAATGATGACTGATGCAGTTAATATTATTGATGGATACATTGTTAATATTGGTGTAGATTTTGAAATAATATGTTATTCAAACTATAACAAAAGAGAAGTACTTACAAATTGCCTAACGCAATTACAATCATATTTTGAAATAGATAATTGGACATTTAACAAACCAATAAACATTTCAGAAATAGAATTGATATTAGCAAATGTAGAAGGAGTGATGAGTGTACCATCTGTAAAGATTGGTAATTTATGTAGAGAAGATGGTTCATATTCGGCTAATGATTATAACATAGAAGAAGCTACAAAGGGAAAGATAGTTTATCCATCTTTAGACCCATGTATCTTTGAAGTAAAATATCCAAATAAAGACATAAAAGGACGAGCTCTATAAACGAATATATAAATGCATAAATTTTTCACATCATCATACGATGCTAGTATCTACTTACAACAACCAAATCAAAACTCTGGTAGAGATGAGATATTGGAAGTTGGTAAACTCTATTACGGAGCTACAAAAGATGTTAATAGAACATTAATAAAATTCAACACAGACCCAATATCACAATCATTGGCAAGTGGAGATATATCCGGTAGTTGGAAAGCATACTTAGTATTACATTCTGCTAAATCGGAAGAAATTCCTTTAGAGTATACCATTTACGCAAATGCAGTTTCTCAAAGCTGGCAAATGGGTATTGGTACTAAATTTGATAATATTACAACCGAAGGTGTTAGTTGGTATTATAAAGATGGTCAAAGCGAATGGATGGTTGGTAATGCTGGGTATTACAATTCATATAGAAGTGGTTCAGATACAGGCTCAATATCAAATGGAGGTGGTGGTACATGGTATACAGCATCTATGGCATCGCAATCATTCTCATACGAAGTGGACGATATTAGAATGGATGTTACAAATATTGTTAAACTTTGGAATAGTGGCTCAATACCAAATAATGGATTGGTTGTAAGGCATAGTTTATCAGCGGAGAATGATACAAATGATTATGGTGTATTGAAATTCTTTTCAAAAGAAACACATACTATATACGAACCAAAATTAGAAGTTGTATGGGATGGTGTTACATTTGTAACCGGCTCATTAACCCCCATACCTCAAGAAAATTTTAAAGTAGCTTTTATAAATCTTAAATCAAAGTATCAAAAAAATACTAGAGCAAAGGTAAGAGTTAAAGGTAGAGAATTATATCCATTGAGAACATTTTCTGGCACATTTGATTATGATAATACAAACTATTTACCTACAACTTCTTATTATCAATTAGAAGATTATATAACAGGTGAAGTAATATTTCCATTTGGAGATTATACTAAATTACAATGTGATTCAAATGGTAATTATTTTATTATGGATTTAAACGCATTACCTGTAAATAGAGTGTACTTACTTAAAATAAAAATAACTCAAAGTGGTATAGATTATATCATTGATGAGAAAACAACATTTGAAATAGTTTAAAATGGCAACAGGTTTAGAAGCTATAGCTGAAAAATTAGAACAAGAAAGACAGAATAAATTAGAATCAATTCTTAGTATATCTGGCTCACAAGCTATTGCTAAAAACGATTATGGAATAACTGTTGTTGAGGAATCCAATGTAGCATCATCATTAGTTTTTAAGGAATTAAATAAAAACAAATATGATAATGTAGAACTATTAAAAGCAGTAGATGTTGTTGTAAAGGAATTAAAACCTGATATACCAACTGCTAATTTAAATTTAGTTCCAAAACCATTATACGATGAGAAGGTAGTTGATAATGAAGATTTGCGAAAGCAAGTAACAGACTTAACAGCAATTGTAACTACTTTAAATACTCAAGTATCCGATTTAAAAACACAAGTCCAAACTGAAGTAAATAGTAGATTAACCATTGAACAAACAAATGATGCATTGGTTAATCAATTACAAACATTAACACAAACTATTGATGAGTTTGCGCTTCAAATACAAGTAGCAGTTCAGAAATCAGTTGATGAATCTATACTAAGAACTTCTTTGCAAGCTCAAAACACAGGTTTTAAAGCACAAATTGAAGCTCTAATTAAACAAATTGATTCATTGAATTCTATAATCGAAGGTTTGCAATCTCAATTGGGAGCAGTTCAAAATCAGCAAGCAATTGTACAAGGAACTCAAGCACAAGCACAAGCAGCTGGTGCGGATGTTGTTAATGAAGTTGCAATTGTTAAGATTAAAACTAAAGCAGATGCAAATGCACCTGCTATATATGGTAAAATAAATGCAAAGGGTGGGAATAAATTTATAAATGGAACAGGTGCATCAGTAACAAATAATGATAAGCAACCAATTCAAGTTTCAATTCAAATATCAAATCCATCCGGTGTAGCTTGGTTGACAGCATCACAAACATCGTTTCAAGTAGCACCCGGCGCTAGTACGGATGTTGATTTTAAAATAAATGAAGGAGGTGCTGGTAATGTGGATAGTAAAAAAGGAAAATTATCATACTCACATAGCGCAGATTACGAAGGTGGTAATGTAAAAATAGTAATTACTCGTTCTGATGGTAGTTCAAAAGATAGGTCATATCCAACTAAATTAACTAAAAATCACCCTGATAGCTTTTAATTATGAGTATTAAGAAATATACAAACTTTGAACAAATAGATTCTAAAGTAGAAAATAAAGGACAATTTCTACAAAAGGATGATTTGTTTATTGTGTCTAAAACGGAAATAGAAGAAACCGATTTTGGTGATTGTAAATATGATGTTATGGAAGTATCGGTTTATGATATTAATAACAATTTACTTCCTCAAAAATCAGGTAACAATATTGCCTATATTAAAACAGGCGATATTAAAAACTATTTATACAATCTTACCAATAAGGGGGGGCAGCAAGAATTAGCAATTGATGCAGAAAAACTTTTAAAGGAATTAGGATTTACAAATGGTATTCTTAAATTAAACTTAAATTTTGTAAGAAATAAAGTAGGTACTGATAATAATTTAACTAGAATTTGGATACAAGAAATTTCTCCTTCAAGAGAAGAAATTCGTATTTTGCCATTAAAAACAAAAGATACTACTATAAACGATTTAACTAATAAAGAGTTTAAAAATATCCATAATCTAAGTAAAGATTTTAAATATTATAAAAAAAATATATTAGATGCATTGGATAAATTTGAAACAGGTTCTTTATCTGTAATAGATGATGCATTGGTTGCTAAATTTG